TCGAAGACGGTATGCGCATTCCGTACCGGGCAGAACAGGTCTGGCTGGGTATCCGTCATGCGCTGGCGTGGCACGATAAGCCGGAGGGCGACTGGACGAATGTGAGCTTTGATAAGCCGCTGAACCGGTCGGATCAGCCGCAACCCACTGTGAAGCTGACAACCACCGCAGATCATGAGCCGAAGCGTGATGAAAAGGAAGCAAAAGGCGGGAGAACAAAAAAGTGAGAAGAAATGTCGAGATAAGAATTTGCGATCGTTGCAAAAAAGAAATAATGCTGGATCGGTACAAAAGTGGCTATTCGGAAGCTCTCAGGGCGTGGAAAGAAGGGCCAATCAAAGACACTGACCTTTGCCCAGAGTGCTACAAGCTGTACTCCGAAACGATGACTAAATTTTGGAGGGCAGAAAACAATGGTTAAAGAAATCTGCGAAAGGTGCGGAAAGGTCTATGAAGCCGGTCCGAACACCCACTACTGCAAGGAATGCAGAAAAGAAATCCGAAGCGTGGCAGCAAAGAAGAGAAATCTTTCTGATATGGGACACGCTGCAAGAAAGGAAAAAGCAAATGAGCGAAAGAATGATAATTGATGCCCTGCCGGTCAGAAATAATATTCTGTTGGGAATCATGGAAATAAAAACGGGAAACGTGGTTGTGGATGCGATGATCCAGAGCGCATTTAGAGTTTGCATCGAAGAACTGGACGGCGCACCGGTAGTGGAAGTACCGGAATGGCGGCGGGCGAGTGATCCACCGCCCACCCACAATGAAACCTGGCATGATGGCGATGAAGTTTACTCCAGTGAAACCAGCATGAAGGTGTGGGCATACTGCGCAGATGGCACCCAGCACGATGCTCACTATGAAATCCACGATGGCAACGGACAGTGGTTTGTTGAGGGGAAGGATGACCAGTTCAGTGAACACGGCAACGTGACGCACTGGATGTACTACCCAGCGGCACCGAAAGACTGACTGCCAGAAATTGGCAAAACAAAAGCATAACCTAAAGGGGCGAAAGTCCTCTTTAGGGAGCTTGTATACCCGTTATTTCTGTGACTGTGCTGGTCCACAGAAAAAAATAAACACAGGAAGCTGACCGGGACAGGAGGTGATAGGGATGCGCAGAAACTATATCAGAGAAAAAAAGATTATCTGTGGTGATAGTTATATGGCTGTGTGTCTCTACGCCATTACCCCGCAGGAACGAAATACCAGAGGGAAGAAGCAGAAGAAGTCTGGTGAAAGGCAGAAAGCCCGGAACAAGATGTCTTCCCTGCGGAAAAAGCAAAGAAAGGTTGTTGCGAACTTCACGAAGAATGGGTTCTTCCTTTCCGGGACGTTTGAAGAAGTTTTCTTGCCGGACGACTTTCTGGGATGCGTCCGGGAAACAAAGAACTATAAGCGCCGTGTAATTGCCGCAATCTGCAAGCGGTTCAAGATTGCCCGGGAGAAAATCAAAATGATGCTCTGGGCTGTGCGCAAGGGCAAAGATGGCCGGTTACATATGCACGGCTTTGTAGAGTGCATCGGGCTTGACCAGATCGACCGCCGCGAAGTGCGCGAAATGCTGGAAGACCTCTGGCGTCGCCGTATTCCCGGAACAAACGAGTATGAAAGTCTGGGAACCATGAATGCGGATCGCATTGACATGAAAAAAATTCTGGGAACAGACCAGACAACGCAAGGCAAGTACGGAACGGTCGGGTATATCTACAACCACACAGAGCGTGTCTGCATCGAAACCAAAAACCTGATTTTGCCGGAAGAGCAGGTACCCAATGACACGAAGTGGAGTAGAAAACAACTTCGGGACGCCTGCGGCGATATGCAGAATGACGCCTATTGGTGGAGCCAGCGTTTCCCTGGCTGGAAACTGGAAAAGAGCGTTGTTTACGATCCGGGGGAACTGCACCAGTCTGACCAAACCCGGGAAGACGGCTGGGAAGTAACGGAAGCACAATGCTATGCCATTCTGAGCCGGAAATGGTAAAGGGGGAGACATGAGCACAAGATTGAGCCTTGAAGACCTGCCGCCGCGATACCGGGCGCAGGCAGAAGCCCAGATTGCACGGCGCACAAGGGGAAAGTGTACCCCTGCGCAGCAGACATTGGCGGATGCAGCAAAGTCTGCTGGAAAAATCGGGAAAACTTTCGAGAGCCGGGGAGAATACGAGTATTACATATCTGTGATCCTGCCAGGCATTGAATCTGGCAGGATCATCAAGGCAACGCCGCACGTTGCCTTTCCCCTGCTGCCCGCAAAGGAGTATGGCAATGTCAAACTGCCAGCGGCGCGATATACGGCAGACTATGTGCTGGTGTATGCTGACGGAACAGTGGAAGTAATCGAAATCAAGTCGAAATTCACCCGGCGGGCACAGCGGGACTACATTTACCGCCGCCGGTTGTTTATTGACCTGATCGCAGAGCCAAAAGGCTATAAGTTCACGGAAATCATCACGCCGGACAGCAAGGATGAAATCCGGGAGTGGAAACGCCTTGCAAAACAGGCAGGAAGGAGTGAAAAGCTGTGACGGATGAAGAAAAGGCAAGGCTTGAGACAAACGCGGTGTTTCTTTGCCGTGAAATCAGCAAAGAAACCGGTCAGATCGCGGTCTATGAGCTGGATGTGCCGGTAGATGGTCACATGATCTTCTGCCTGCGCATTCGACAGCAGTTTAACCCGGAACTGCGGTATTTTGCGGTCGGGGCGAACTTTTACGCAGAAAACAAGAGTATGATCTTTGCCGCGCTGAAAAAGCGCCGGACAACGAAGGCAGATATCGAAAGCCTGGGTGCTATTGTCGAACTGGGAAGATAAACCGCAGAAAAGAGGTGCAGAACATGGGAAAGCCTAAGAAAAAGCCACTCCCGGCGTATTTCAAAAAGTCGCTGGGTTTACAGATCAGGCAAAAGCAGGCAGCCCGCCGAAAGGCGGCGCTGGAAGCCAAAAAGGCAGATACCAAAAAACAGTAACGGCAGAGCCGCAGGAGGGCGCA